AGCGCATGACTGTTAATCATGATGTCACTGGTTCGAGCCCAGTTGGGGGAGCCAAGAGAAAAGTCAGTAATTAAGTCAAAAACGGCTTGTTTACTGGCTTTTTGCTTTGTTTGCAACATTTTTGAGTTTTAAAAATATTTACCTCTTTTTATACCTTTTGATGTGTTATACTACAGATAAACTACAGGTTTTCTACAACAAAAGCCGCCCGAAATATAATCGGACGGCTTTTTTTACGCCAATAATTTGATAGCGTTGTAAAGGGTGTCAACCTCTTGGATGATGTAGTGGTCAATATCAACCTTGTAATCTGTATGGCCCATAAGTGCGATAATGTCTTCTTCCCTCGCACCTGCCGCTGACATCCTTGTTGAAAAGGTTCGACGGCAAGAGTGCGGAGTAAACTTATCGCCTAAGCCAAGCGCTTGCATCGCCGGACGAAAAGCGTATTTCAAGAAATAATCCTTGTTCATCGCTTTGCCAAACTCTGAACCTTCGTGTGTTCGGCAGAAGATTGTTTCACCTTTATTGTTTATACAATTCTCAACCAATTTTAAAATTTTAGGGTGAATAGGGATAATACGATTTTTGCCGGCATCTGACTTTATACCTGCCACGAAGTAAGGTATTCCTTGCTCGCTGACATGGTATTGCTCCGTGGTCAGCGACAAAAACTCACTTACTCTAAAATTGAGATAGCACATTATATAGACATAATCAGCATAAGGCACTTTGCCTATGTTTTGTCTGATAAGCTCAAGCTGTACATCGGTAAAGCGTGTAGCGTTTACCTCCTCAGGTTCGGGCAGTTCGATGAATGTGCCGTAGTCTTTGTTTACAATGTCCTCTTGCATTGCAAAATTGTAAAGACTGGTGACAAAACATTTAATCTTATGTAGAGCGGAGTAACCTAAGCCTTGGCAGATTTTCGGTGTGCTTGTGACTTTATAGGTGCCTTTACCGTTTGGTAGAAGATATTTCAACTTGCCACCTGCGCCGACCTCGTGATGTGGGTTGTCATAATAATCCACGATGCGTTGATAGTCTGATGTGCGTAAATCTCTAAATTTACGCTTGTACAAGGGTTTTAGCTTGATATAAGCGCTTGCGTAGTTGCTTTTAGCACTGTCCCCAAGTTTTTGATATGCTTTAGTTTTCGTCCATTTATCATGCAACTGCTCAAGCGTCATATTAAAGCCATTGACAGGATTATACTCATAATCTTTGAGGGCATTTTCTGCCTCTCGTTTTGTGGCAAAAGCGCCTAAATAAACTTGCTTACCTGTGACACTGCTTGCGGCAGCATAAGGTTTTGATTTGCTGTCTTTGCGTATATAAATACTTCCTGTTCCTTTCGTTCTGCGCCTGTTTTTCGGCTTGTCAGATGATTGATTTTTACCGCAATACGGACAGAATACAAAATCGTCCTGCAATTCTCGGTTACACCGACGGTTTATACATTTTTTCATTTTAGCACCTCTAAAAACGGGCGCAAAAATCCCGCTAAAATCTTGTAAATTTTAACAGGTTGTGGTACAATATTATTGCTTGATTAAAGTACCATTGCACCCGTGTAATGGTTTCCGCTCCGACTTGCGCCAACAGGTCAGGGCGGTTTTATTTTTGTTTATTTTTTTATTTAACCTTTTTGCTTATAAGATTCATTTTTACAGTACTACCAAAATTATCACTATCAAAGTATCTTAAGTCAGCTCCTACCGTTGACGGATTAAAGTTTTTACAATTATCTATGCTGACTTCAATCATTCCCTCGCTGTGCGCTGAAATTGGATCGCTACAAACAACTTGGTTATAGCTCCTTCCGTCTAATATGACGGTGTCGGCTTGTATGGTTATAGATTTATCCATTTTATTTTTAACATAAAAATGAACATCAGCCTCATCATCTGAATAAGGATATTTTTCCGTATCGCTATAATATACGGCTATATCGCTATCAGAATAAAGTTCAGTTAAAGTATCTTCAAATTCTGTAGGCTTTTCGGTAGGCGGTTCTGTTTCATCTTCAAAATCATCATAGCTATCAATTACAATCGAATCAATTATTTGTTTTTCGTATCTATCAAAATTTGGTGATTGCTTGTCGCCATCGCTATTAAAAGACATTAAATATAAATAACCGTCTGTAATAAAAATATAAGAATTGTAGAACTTATCATTCCCTTTTTCGCTACATTTAAAAGTTCTGTGGAGGGTTTTGCAACCACACATATCAATAATTTCCTTACTCTGCTCTTTGTAGTTATCATAAGTTTCTTTGTCGGATTTTATCAGTTCATCAATCAATGTGTCATCTAACTTTATTTTATCGGATTCGAGTTTTGTACATCCAACAAAAAACAGTTCATCAAAAATATTATAATGATAATGGTGGCTACCATCGGACTTTTTGGTTTTCCAACTGTCGGGAACCTGATAGCCAACTGTCCCCATGTAATATTCAGCCATTTCAGAATACGCTGTTGTTTCTTCCTCATAACTATAATAACTATCTTCTGTTGTTAGTTGAATAGTGGTTTCTGTTTCTTGTGGGGTAGGTTGGCTAACTTGCGAAATAGCCGTTACAACAACGGCGCATAAAATCAAAACTATTAGCAAAGCAATGTAAAAATGTGAAGTGCGATATATAGGTTTTTTGTCAGAAGATTTTTCAGTATCGCTTGTGGGGTTGAATTTGTTTTTTTGATAGGCATGACATTCAGGGCAAAACACTGAATTGCTTGGTATTATTTTACCGCATTTTTCACATTTGTAAGGTTCTTTGCTTTCAGGCTCGATATCCTTGAACAAGGCAACCTGTTCAATCTTTGTTCCGCATTCATTGCAAAATTTTGAGCCGGCAGGAATCTCAGCACCGCATTTTTGACATTTCATTATAAATCCTCCTCTTTTGATATATATATTGACAAAATATATATCATATACTAAAATAATATTAGAGAGGTTCAGACTTCTCACTATTTCTATTTTTCCTACCATAGTTGCCGCTATGGTAGGTTTTTCTTTTTGTTTATAAATTCTGCAAATTGCTCTTTTACTTGCCTTTCGAGCGGATGCAGGTAAAAAGCGTTTCTGCGTTCAAGCTCTGCCATTCGCTCAGCCCTGTAGGTTGCCGCCTCAAGGCTGATGTCGCATAAATTTGCAATTGCAGCGGCATTGATTACTTGCATTTCGTGCAACACACAAGCCGGAGCTAACAAGTCCCGAGCAAATACATTTGCCGAATGTTCGGCATCGTCGGTTATTGCAAAACCTTTACCATTTTTAGCAAACAGATGCCCTAAAAAGATATGCCCGAGTTCGTGGGCAATTGTAAATCTACAACGCTGAGGAGATTGCTCATCAGCATAGACGATGTACAGCTTATCATCTTGCATCAAAGTTATTCCACTCTCATTTTTACTTAGCAGATTGACTGCCGAATTTTTCAGTAAAACAATGTCGGTTTGCTTAGCTATTCGGCTTACCTTAACAGGTAGACTATCTATATTATAATCAATCAAACATTGCCAAGAGGCATTGCGTGCCTGTTTGTATTTACCATAATTCAAATTTCATCACCTCATAGGTATTGTAACCTATGGGGTGTTTTTTATTATGTATTGCTTATAAGTCTGTATCGTCAGGCTCAAACTTGCTAAGATCAGGTAAGTTTACTATTTCAATAGGTTGACTGTTGCCGTCACTTCGTGCGGCTTTTACGGTCGGTATCAATACTTCATCTTCCACACCGAGCAATCTATCGACTGCAGGTTGCATATCAACTTTATTACGATATGCAAGTATAACCTTTTTCTCGTGATCCGAAAGTTTATCTATATGTATTTGTTCTTTAATTTCGCCATTTATCAAAGCGTTTATATCAATAGATAAAAAATTACATATCTTGGTGACATTTTGAATAGATGTTCCCCAAATGCCCCTACTAAAAATACCTTTAACGGTTGTATAAGGCAAATCAACTAATTTTGCAAATTGCATCACGCTTTTATATTTATCTAAAATATAATCCTGCAATTTTTGCTCAATAGTCATTGCACTCACCTCTCTTTGATAGTTAGTATATTACGAAATTTTGTAGATGTCAATAACAAATCTACCTTTTTTAGTAAATTATTTTTAAAAAAGTGTTGACAATCTACCGTAAAAGGTATATTATAATGCTGTAATCTACTAAATAAGGTAGATTGGAGGTGAAAAACTATGTTATATCCTAATTTGGTGAAAGCAATGAAAGATGAAGGTGTAACTAAAACAGATATTGCAAATCTGCTTGGATTACATTTCAATACCGTAACTGCAAAACTTGAGGGCGAAACATCTTCAAGCAAAGCTGTTTATCAGGTTGGCTTTACTTTGATTGAGGCGGTAATGATTAAAAACATATTTTTTAAAAGATATGATCTTGCTTGGCTTTTTGATTTTTCTGAACACACAAAAACAGCTTAATGAAAGGAAGTGAAAAATGCTTTTAATATACTTACTCGGAGCGGTAGGTGTAAGTTTTGAAATAGCTACTTTGTTTTATACATTTACATATAAAAATTCCAAGTATGCTATATCAATGACGATGCACATACTTGGAACAGTTTGTTGTTTATTACATTTGTGTTTTATTTTACTTCTTTTGGAATTCTGACGCTATATTTATTAGCAATGATTTTTGCTAATGCTTCTAAATTGGCTCTTGTTTCTTGATAGTTAAAAGATGATATACCTTGATTTATAGAATCTATATAATGCCATTCCGATTCGTCTATATATAAGTATATTTCTGTCGCACATTTGCCAAAATTGGAGGATGCTTTTTTGTCATTGAAATAAACAACTTTTCCGGCAGCTGATAGGTAAGCTTCGATAACCTTGGCTCTGTGCTTAATGTAAAAATCATTATTTTCTTTTGCACTATTTGAAAGCATCGTCAAATTCTTCTCTTTAATCGAATAATGTCCGTTTATTATTGCAGTGACTATCGGAGAGAGAACAGAAAATAAAAGTGCAGATATAGAAATTATTAAGGCAACAGTACTATCCATTATTACACCTCCTTACAATTTTATTTTAACATTGTAAAGAATAAAACACAAGAAAGGACTGATAAAAATGATTGACTGTGCAAAAACCGAAAATTATTTTGCTGAAAAGTTGAAGATGACGAAAAGAACAAAGAACGGACTGTGTGAAATTAACTGTAGCAACTGTCCTTTGAGTAGTAATAACAACGGTGAAGGTTTATTCTGTTCAGATTTTGAAATGTATTATCCCGAAAAGGCGGTTAAGGCTGTGCAGGAATGGTCGGATGAACATCCGCCAAAGACATTTCTTACGGAGTTCTTGGAGAATTATCCGAACGCTCCGCTTGACGATGACGGAACACCTAAAGGTGTATGTCCACGTGCGTTAGGACTGATGGACATAGATGATTGTGACGATAACTGTATTAAATGCTGGAATCAGCCTATTCCTATTGAGGACGGTGAAGAGCGATGATTGAAAAAGAATTAAAAATCCGTGATTTTTGCGGTGACTATGCGTTGGATATACCGTTCGCAGATGGTAGTGTAAACACGATATACTTTAATTCAAAACGAAATGCCGAAACAGTTAAGCATATTATCGAAGTTGACGGTAGTAAACCCAATCATGCTATGGTGTGTGAAATGGAAGAAATCAGGCACGGAAAGTGGGAATACGACAGCGGGGATGTCGGCTATACAAATTATTTATGTTCTGAGTGTAAAAATTTTTTCACTTTTTACGAGGACATTGATTTGTATCCATACTGCCCTTATTGCGGTGCAAAAATGGAGGTAAACAATGGTTGAAAAAGAATACATAGAGCGTGAAGCTGCACAGAAAGTTTTAGCAGATGATTACGCTTATAATGCCGCAAAATTGCTTGATACAGTACCCATCGCTGACGTACAGAAAGTTAAACACGGAAAGTGGATATCGACTGTAAATGCTTTAGGGGAGATTGAATATCATTGTTCAGAATGCGACAATTATTTGTTCTTCCTATTGTATAATTATTGTCCCTATTGCGGTGCAAAGATGGATAAGGAGTGAGCAACAATGCCTTGTAAAAAATGCGGATTGCAATACTCAAGTTATTGCGTTGATTGCGCATATGTAAAAACAGGACTTAACTTAAACGATGAAGAATATCACGAGATTTTGAAATTAAGGAGTGAGCAAGAACGAAAGCCCATATAACTAAAGAACCTGCTGACATATGTGAGTATTATACACAAGATTGTAATATATCTTTTCTCGCTACTGTTATATATCACCCGCCTAAGAATAGTCATAGGAACGCACCTTGTCCTTGTGGAAGCGGAAAGAAATATAAAAAATGTTGTTTGATAAAGGATAACAGGCAAAATGACAAACTTTGAAAAAAATCGGCACTTGTACGATCAATATAGATTTGAGGTGATATAGATTGGCAACCAGAAAATATATATCTAAGTCCATAAGGCTTAAAGTTTATGATAAATACAACGGCCATTGTGCATATTGTGGTTGTAAACTTGAACTAAAGGATATGCAAGTTGACCATATTGAAAGTGTTTATTGGTATAACGGTGCAAATAATATTGAGAACTACAATCCTGCTTGTAGAATGTGTAATTTCTATAAATCAACAATGCCAATTGAAGATTTTAGAGGACAATTAGGCGAGCTAACATCAAGACTTGAAAAAAACTTTATCTATCGTTTGGCGAAGAAATACGGAGTTATTCAGGAAGTCGAGAAACCGATTGTATTTTATTTTGAAAAGGAGAGGATTGGTGAAGAGTAATGAGAGAATATTTATTCAGGGGTAAGATGATAGCTAACGGTAAGTGGTCAGAGGGCAATTTGCTTGTGACTAAACAAGGTTGCTGTATAACACCCGATGCCACGGTGTTAGGTAGCTACGGTGCGGTCAACCCCGAAACAGTCGGTCAGTACACTAATATGCTCGACAAGAACGGTAGAAAAATTTTCGAGGGAGATATCATTGATTTTTCTGACCGTTCAGACGGTGACGGCTATGGGGTTGTAAAGTACGATGCAAACGAAACTGAATTTGGGATTGAGTACGACAATATCTATAAAAGCCTCGGAAAACATTATTATCCCGAAGATATTGAAGTTATCGGGAATATATACGATAACCCGAACTTAGTAAGAGGTGATTAAATGAACGACAAAATCCTTATCAACCCTAAAACAAATCAGGAGTACAGAGATGTACCGCCGACCGTGGCGGCTGAATATCTCGGAGTTGCTCTCAATTATGTTTATGAGGGTTTAAAAAAACAAACCCTGCCTATCGGGTCAGCCGTACAGAGCGACAAAGGCAGATGGACCTACAACATACCGATTGACCGGCTAAAGGCCTATGCAAGCGGTGCAGATATATCATTGCTCACCGTCCTGCTCAACAAATTGCTCGGCAGCGGCAACGCAATCATAGACGAAAGGACGGTATAAAAATGATAAATTCGCCGTGCTACGGCTGTCAGATACGGACGACAAGATGTCATACAGATTGTGAAAGATACCTCGAGTACAAATCAAAATGTGACAATCGCCGAGCCGAACGCTCTAAGAATTATGACTTTTTTAATTACATCTGTCATAAAATCGACATCCATACGAGATGTCGCAAATCAAATAAATGAAAGAATAGGTGAATATATGGAAATCATTGCAAATAACCGTGCAAATAACCGTGAACATATCGCTTTTAAAGACTTGAAAAAAGGCGATATTTTTGTATTAGCCTCAGATGGCAAATGGTACATAAAAAACAACGATTTTTATGCAGTACGACTTACAGACGGCGAAACCGTTGAGCCGAATTTCACACTTTTACTTTGCAAAGTCAAAGATTGCGTGCTCGTAGAAAGAGAAATCTATACAGCATTAACTGAAAAGGAGTGTAACAAATGTGGTTAAGAAATTACCCGACACGCAGAAAACTGCTCAAAGATATTGAAAACCTCAGAGCAGAGAACAGACATCTCAGCATTGAGCTGAGAAACGCAAGAACAGACCTTGCACTTGAAAAAACAGCGTCAAGCGGTTATAGACACGAAAACAGAGAGCTAAAGCGCAAGCTCAAAGCCTATGAATCACCAGAACCCGAAACAATCGGCTTTGAATGTGTGGGTGTCAGCAAATGAAAAAAGGGACAACAGTTGAAGACGGATATGATGTTGAGGGACGCTGGCATTTGAAGCTCAGAAAAGCCAAAGGCAAGTTTACGCTCGACGAAATAATTGAAGCAGCGAAAGAATGGGAAGAAGATTACTACGCTGTGATTATTAAAGCAATGTGCGATGAGACAGCTCAGTATTACGATGACGACCTTGAGGGGGATTGCGTGACGCTATATCGTGCCACGGATTTTATCAGCAAAGAGGTGTAAACGATGAAAAGATTAACTTTAAATCAAGACAGCGAAATCAAGGTTAAGGATATCTACGGCAAAATGCACGACTGCAAAGATGTCCCGAGGGAGTTTTATGGCTGTATTCGCAAACTTTACGACTACGAAAATACAGGATACACAATTGATTTTATTGACAACATACCGCATATACTCAAAGATATGCGTGAATGCTTATTAAATCCATCGGTTATAAATATTAGAATGTGTTTGCATATGATTGATTACATTTTAAACACAAAAGAAAAAGACCGTTGATTGCTTGCACTACAATCAACGGTCGGCAAATAACACAAGGCTATCTGCAATGTATAAATACAGTTTAACATTATTGTATCAGATGACCTTGCGAAAATCAAGGAGATTATATAAATGAATAAAAAATCTAAATTACAAATGATACCCACTGACAAACTTCATCCACACCCTGATAATCCAAGAAAGGTTATCGGCGATGTTTCGGAACTTGCGGAATCTATCAAAGCAAACGGTATCTTGCAGAATTTGACCGTAGTGCCAAACAATGATAACTGGGATGATTTTACCGTTATCATCGGGCATCGCAGGCTTGCAGCGGCAAAGCAGGCAGGCTTGACCGAACTGCCGTGTGCTGTTGCTGAGATGACAGAGAAAGAACAGCTATCAACGATGTTGACGGAGAATATGCAGAGGTCCGACTTAACCGTATATGAAGAAGCAAAGGGATGTCAGCTGTTGCTCGACCTCGGTGATACGGTCGCAGAGGTCGCCGAAAAGACAGGCTTTTCGGAAAGCAAAATAAGGCGGAGAGTAAAACTCTGTGAGCTTGACGAAGAAGCTTTCAAAGAGAGTCAAATCCGACAGCCTACCCTTGCAGACTATGACCGATTGAATCAGATTAAGGATATTGATGTAAGGAATAAGAAGATTTTGTGAGACAATTGAAATCATTATACATTGAAAGCGATATGATTTTGAAAAACAAGAAAGGATGACCTGCCAATGAAGCAGTATGAAGCTGACCAACAGCGGAAATTATTTCAATGGACAACCTTCATCAGAACAGAATATCCAGAAGTTGATTTGATGTTTCACATTCCAAACGGCGGAAGTCGAAATAAACTTGAAGCGGCCAACCTAAAAAGGCAGGGAGTGAAAGCAGGTGTGCCGGACTTATTTTTGCCTGTCAGCCGTGGAGGCTATCACGGATTGTTTATTGAATTAAAACACGGTAAAAACAAGCCAACCGAAAAACAAACCGAATGGCTTAAAAGCCTTAATGAACAAGGCTACGCTGTCGCTGTATGTTATGGTCGCAACGAGGCAAGCGAAAAAATATTAAAGTATTTGAAATTAGGTGAAATAAATGAGTGAAGAAAAAAAGAAACGAGGTCGCAAGAAGAAACTCGACCGAATAGACAGAATGTGTCTTTACTGTGCCGATTACAATGCAAAGCACGGCACAAACTACAGCTACGGAGAATTTGTAGCGCAAATCGCCGCAAGAAAAATTAAACCGCTCGGTTTTTACGATTACGCAAATTAGGAGGAAAAGAAAATGATTGAGGAGAGTGATTTGGTTGAGTCAGAGAAAATCAATATCAAAAGCAACAAGGCTTAAAGTTTATGAGAAGTACAACGGAAGGTGTGCGTACTGCGGCTGTAAACTCGAATTAAAGGATATGCAGGTTGACCATATTCAGAGCGTGTATTGGTATGACGGAGCAAATGACATCGAAAATTATAATCCTGCTTGCAGAATGTGCAATTTTTATAAGTCAACAAGGACAGTCGAAGATTTTAAAAAAGCATTGGGAAAGTTGCTTTCGGGCCTCGAAAAGGTTTTTATTTTTCGATTAGCGATAAAATATGGCCTCATTAAAAAAACTGACAATCCTGTTGTATTTTATTTTGAAAAGAAAAAAAGCAGGTAAAGAGAGTGAAAAAAATGAACAAACAGTATAAGCATTATACAGATGTTACGAGAGAAATTTTAGACACAATAAAAATAGGCGATTTAATCAAGATTAACAATTGGAAAAAACCAATGCGAGTTATGGCTGTGTCTAAAAATTACTTTGTTATGGCAAGTAAAGTATTTAAAACCAACTATTATTCCGTGTGTTCAAAATTACCTTGGAACGGTGTTAAACATAATAATATGACTAATGGTATGTTTCATTGTGGAGCTGATGACTGGATATTTGGCTCTCCGTTAGGGATTACACATAAAAATCTTTACGAGTTTATCAACGAAGAAAGTAATAGGAAGTATTTGCAAGAATTTGAAGATGGCAAGGCACATATTTCTGAAAGAAATGGCATGCCGATTTATGATTTGTATATTAAGTCAAATATTAAATAAGTAATAGAGGAGTAAGAACAATGACTAACTTTGAAAAAATCAAATCAATGAGCATACACGATATGACTCAATTCTTATTCGTGCACCAATTCGATAAGTGTGGGAATTGCGATTATTACAAAAAACAATGCAACGGTTATTACTTTGATGATAAAAGTTGTACCACCGGGATTAAACATTGGCTTGAAAGTGAGGCAAGCAACAATGGCTGAATCCAAAAAAAACAGTTCAGCGGAAACACAAGACAAGCCGACAGCACCGGCAGAAACATTATCGGAGCTTGACAAGCTCGTTGTTGCGTTTATTGACGGCGCTCTTGATGTTAATGAAATCAATAAGCTTGATATATTCAACAGATGGCTTGTTCTGTCAATGTCTGCCGTATATAGCTGTGCGAAAATAGGATTGTTGTCTGCTAAATCTTGTGTGAAAGCAAAATATAAATTATTGCAAGAATATCGCAGATTTAGAATCGGCACATTTTTTGCCGAAAAAGAACACATTGAGTGGATTAAACGCACAAGAGAAACCTCATGCGAACTAACGGAACTGTCAAAGGCAATTGCTGAACACGATCCGAAAGTGTTGTCAATAGCCTTACAAATTATCGACTTGCTCACAAAGCAAGATGTTTACAACAAACTTTTTATTTTGTCGGAAAAATCAGAAACATATAAAGCAGATTGCTTAAAAGCGTTGACCAAAAATGATACAGCATTTTTGGACGAGTTTGGAAACATACCGTTTGTAGATTTGCTTTTTAAGTTTTATAAATCAGCAGAAGAAACGAGAGCATCGGAAATCTTCAAAGAATTGGATGCAGACAACATTAGAACCGTAGCCTGTCATGTGCCGGTTAAGTCAGATGATTGTCAAGGAATCGCCAAAAGCTACAAAGAATGTTTTGACATTTAAATATGGCAACATCCTTACCGTATGCAAAATCTAAAAAACAAAATGTAAAAAGTAAATTTTCATATAAAAAAACAGTCAAATGACGACTTCTTATTTTGATTGTTTTAGTTGTTACAAAAAATGCACCAAAATCAAACACACAATTGCAACGGTAAGGTTGCACAAAGCAGTAGTTCGGAGGTCAGACGGACTACTGCATATTTATATCATCTGACTTTTTTAATGCGAAAATAGAATAATAATCAGTCACAAATTAAGGAGTTGAAACACTCCTTTTATAGCCTGCTATAGGAATTAATTAAGTGACCGTTTTAGTTTTAACATATATAATAGAAAGTTTAATATGTTTACATACAAAGCTGAAATCAAGTCGGGGCCTCTGCTCGAGGTGAAATATTATAAATCTTTCAGAAAGAGAAACAAGAAAAATCTTGCTCGACAAATCAATCAATCTCGAACAAACGAAAAGCAAGCCAAAGCAAACCGTATCAGAGGAGAACAACACACACAGAGGCTTATCCTCTGCAACTTCTCTGAGGGCGACTGGTTTGCAAGGTTCTCCGCTCCGTTTGGTAAATTTACCGAAGATGAATTTGAGAGGGTTGTATCGAATTTTTTTAAGCGAGTGAAACGCAGGACAGATAAGAAACAAATCAAGTTTAAATACATCGGCTACTGCGAATGTGGCAAGCTCGGAAAGAATTGGCATTTGCATATTGTGATTGAGGATTGCGTTCGTGAAATCTTAATGGAGTGTTGGCCATGGAAAAACGGAAGAATTTTCGTTCCGCTCTACCAAGACGGAAACTATGCCAACCTTGCAAAGTACATCCGCAAAGATGTCAGCGGAAAGAAAAGATTAAAAACATCAAGAAATCTAACGAAGCCCGAAGTCAAAGTCACCGAGGGCAAGAAACGAGAATATAGAAAACTCGAACGAGGTGAGGCTTTGCCTTGTCCTGTAGGATATTATTTTTACAAAGACGAAATGTGGATAAATGACTTCACGGGTGCGTCTTTTCATTTTACTTACTTGGCCAATAGCCACAAACACAAGAAAATCGGAGGTGCAAGGATTTGAGAGATACAACAAGAGATTATACAATTGCACAGTTTAGACTTTATGCCTCTCTTGGATTTCCAAGCAAAGCACAAGTCATTGCTGATGAGACAATGCATCGAGCGCTACAACTTGACCTGCTTGCTGTGATAGACACGCTCAATGGCTTGACAAACAGCGGTAAAGACTACATATGTCAAGCCGTCAGCGCTGTTTATTTTGTTGCACCAACAGCGGCATTGCATAAAGGTGAGATAAATTTGAGGGTGACTAAGTTTGCAATAAACAACTACACAGATGAGCGCACGGTGTTCCGCTGGCTCAAAGAGGCACGATTGCTTTGTGCTAAGCTCCGCGGACTTAACGTTTGTACATATTGCACAAAAGAAGATGTCAGTAGAAACAAATAAATTTGCTGTAAAATTAAATTGTGATAAAAAGAAAAGTAACAACGGACTGGATTGTCCGCCAAATCCGTGAGGGTAAGGCATATAGATTCTATTTAACGGCTGATTGGCAAAAAGTCAGAGATGCAAAAAAAGCGAAAGAACATTACGAATGCGAACGCTGCCGTGCTGTGGGTAAATACAGTCCTTGTGAGGCGGTACATCACAAGCTGTATCTCAAAGCAAGGCCTGACCTTGCTCTTGACATCAACAATCTTGAGTGTCTTTGCAAGGATTGCCATTACAAAGAACATCACAAGTACGAAGCAAAAAAATTAAAAGATGAGTTTGCCGAGCGATGGTAGTTAAAAAAGACATACCCCCGGGTAAAAAATCGAAAAATTCCAAGGCTTACGGATAACGGTGTAAAGGCACGACAGTTTGGTCTCGCGCACGCACACGAGAAATTTTTGAGAGAGGAGTAGCATAAATGGCGCAGATTAAAATTGCAGAAATCAAAGACAGCTTAATTGAGCAACTGACTTTGAAGGGGGCAAACATTGAAGTCTATAGAGATTTAATCGACAGTTACATCTTCTGTACTAAGCTTGAGCGTAAAATGCAGGCGGACATCCGCAAAAATGGCTTAACATACAAAGCTATCAGCGCCACAGGTAAAGAGTACATGAAGGATAACCCCTCTGTAAAAAATGCCGTAATGTACAACAAACAGCGTTTAGCGATCCTCTCGCAAATGGGGCTGTCAATTGACAAAGTCGAGAGTGATTCGGATGACGAACTGTAAAGTCATAGACGATTACATCGACCTTGTTAAAAGCGGTAAATATCGCGTCTGCCGTGAGCAAATTCAGCTGATAAAGCTTGTTGAAAATGTCTTTGAGAATGAAGAAATCTATGTTGACGAAGAACAGCTTGAAAAGTATTTGTCTTTGCAGAAATATTTTCCTTATGAACTTTTTGAATGGGAAAAATTTTGTTTTGCATTGCATAATTGCACTTACTCTGCTCCCGGTGTTTTAAGGTTTCCCGACTTGGTTTGTGTGGTCGGAAGAGGAACGGGAAAAAACGGTTATCTTGCTTTTGAAGATTTTGCTTTGGTAACTCCGGTCAATGGTGTGCGAAACTACGATATTGATATTTGCGCAACGTCCGAAGAACAAGCACAAACGAGTTTTAATGATATTTATGAAATCTTGGAAAATAATGCGTCAAAAATGCAGCGGCATTTTAAGTGGAATAAAACCAAAATCACTAATATAAAAACAAACTCGACGATTAGATACAGAACATCAAACAGTAAAACAAAAGACGGCGGCAGACCGGGCAAGGTAGATTTTGATGAAAAACACGCTTACGAAAATTATGACCTCATTAACGTTTTTACTACAGGTTTAGGCAAAAAACCTTTACCACGTAGGACGACAATAACCACGATGGGAGATGTTCGTGACGGCCCCCTTGATAACGAACTTTCGGAGGGGCTTGAAGTTTTAAATGGCGATGCTTCGGATAACGGGACGCTCTATTTCATTTGTCGCTTAGACGATGAAAAAGAGGTTTATAATCCCGAAAACTGGTATAAAGCTAATCCATCTTTACAATATTTCCCTGATTTACAAAGAGAAATAAAGAAAGAATTTGAAGAATGGAAAAAAGATAAAATCAATAATTCAGCGTTTATGACTAAACGAATGAATATCCCGAAAGGCACAGAAACTCATCCAGTAACCTCATGGGAAAATATCAAAGCAACAAACAGACCTCTTCCCGACCTTGAGGGCAAGCCGTGTGTTTTTGGCATTGACTACACCAAAACTACTGACTTTTTGGGTATCGGTTTAATGTTTTTGGTTGACAATGAAACCATATGGAAGCCGTTTTCGTGGTATTGCTCTCAATCCTCAGACCTTGGGCGAATTAAATTTCCATACGCTCATCAGCCGGATTTACAACGAGTTGACGGAGCGGAAATCCCACCTGAAATTGTTGCAGACTGGTTAAGAGAGCAAAAAAAGCATTACAACATCGTCGGCGGAGCGTTAGATAACTACCGCTATACATTACTCAAAGAGCCGTTAATGCAGTTAGGTTTTGAATGTGACCGCAAAGGTCGGAACAATCTCAAACTTGTTAGACCGTCGGATAAAATGCTTGTCGCTCCACTGATTGCCTCTGATTTTGCAAATCACAGAATAATTTGGGGTGATTCAGCTTTGATGCGCTGGTACACAAATAACACATCAGCGATTGAGGACAAAAACGGAAACATAAGCTACGGCAAAATTGAACCAAAATCAAGAAAGACAGACGGATTCATGGCATTTGTTGCCGCATACACACAGATTGAAAGGTTAAAGCAAAGCCAACCTATGACGGTTGATGAAATCAAGAATTGCTTTAATGCGATTGTTTTTTAATGTGAGGTGATGAAAAATGGTGGAACTTTTTCAGGGCGATGCCCTTGAATTAATGAAAAATATTCCCGATAACAGCGTTGACTTGTTGCTGACTGACCCACCATACGGGATTGATTTTCAATCAAGATATCATAATGATAAAACAAAAAGAATGCCTAAAATCTTAAATGATAAAAAGCCATTTACAGATTTTATCCCGTTGATAAAGTCCAAAATTGCAAAAACAGGAGGTATCTTAAGCTTCACTCGTTGGGATGTTCAGCAGATTTTCATTGATGAGTTTATTCGTAACGGTTTAAAACCGAAAAATGTTCTTATTTGGGACAAAAAAAGTAACGGTATGGGCAATTTAAAAAAAGCATTCGGCAGCAGATACGAAAGTGTTATATGGATTCCAAATGATGATTTTAAGTTCGAAAATGGAAGACCGCAGGATTTAATTTCAGTACCGAAAGTGCCTTCTATTAAATTAGTTCACCCTAATGAAAAACCCGTTGAATTGCTTGAATTTTTAATTCAAAAGACAACACTTAAAAACGCTACTGTGCTTGATTGTTTTATGGGCTCAGGCTCAACAGGCGTTGCCTGTGTAAATACAAACCGAAACTTTATCGGAATGGAGCTTGATGAAAAGTATTACAAAATAGCAGAGGAAAGAATAAAAAACGCTGAAAAAGGCAGGTGAAAAAATGAAAGTAATAAACTGGGTGAAAAATCTTTTTAGAAAAGATGCCGTTGCAGCGGAATTTAACGAGGACGGCTCGACAGTTGATGAACAGAAATTTCATCTGACCGAACTTGCCTTATTTACTGCAATTGATTTTATCGCACGAAGCTTGGCAAAGTGCGAATTTGTGACGGTAAACAATAACCGAGAAAGTCGCAAGGCTGAATATTATCTCTGGAACTATTCGCCGAATAAGCATCAGACCAAAATTGAGTTTTTTACGCAGGCTGTTGCAAAGTTGATTTTTGACAATGAACTTTTAATTGTTGAAACCGCCGATAATCAGCTTATGATTGCTGATAGTTTCTCAAAAACGGAACACGCTTTGATTGACGATACATTCAATAGCGTTACTTGCCGAAATTTTACATATCAGCGCGTTTTTCGTGAGAGCGAGGTAATTTACCTCAGATACAATAACTTTGCTCTTAACGGCTTACTATCGGATATGTGCAACACTTACGAGCAGTTAATGTTATCGGCTCAGGAGAGATATAACAAGGCGGTCGGCCATAAGGGAATCTTGGAGCTTGAAAATTACAGTTTTGGCGATGAAAATTTTGCCGAAAACTACAACAAAGTTTTGGCAAAGCAGTTTAAATCATTTTACTCAAACAAAAATGCTGTTATGCCGATTTTTAAGGGTATGAAATATTCAGAACCCTCAACCGATGCCGGAAAGACTACGAACAGCGAGATTAACGACATTCAGAAGTTAAAAGCTGAGGCATACACGATTGTTGGCAACGCTTTGCACATTCCGCCGGCTATTTTAAGTGGGGAAGCCTCTCAGCTCTCAGACGCTATGGATTGCGCTATCGGAAACGCAATTGATCCGATTGCAAATATGTTTGAGCAAGAGATTACAAAAAAGAGATTTGGTAGCACCGAATTTAGCAAAGGTAATTATCTACTGATTGACACAACAACAGTCAGACATATTGACGCAATCAGTCAGGCGAACAATCTTGATAAGTCAATTGCCAGCGGTGTGCTGACACCTGCACAGGCTCAAAAATATTGCAATATGCTCCCCTGTCCAGAGGCTTGGGCGCATACATATTACATTACTAAAAATTACCAAACAATAGCAAATGCTTTGAAGGGTGGTGAATAAATGAAAAGCAGAAATTACAACATCAAGCAGATTGCTGAAAATCAGAATGTTTTGCAAATCTATCTTTACGGTGAAATTGAGCCAAGCTGCTTGAACATTTGGGGCGACCTTATTGAATCCAAGACAAGCGCTGAATATATTCGCAAGGCGATTGAAAAAGCAGGCGAAATTGAAGGCATTGAAATCTACATCAATTCCGTAGGCGGATTTGTTGATGAAGGCGTGTCAATTTACAATTTGCTCAAACGGCAGAGTGTGCCAGTCACTGCGTACATTGACGGTATGGCTTGTTCAATTGCCTCTGTCGTCGCAATGGCGGCTGATAAGATTATAATGCCGTCAAACACAACAATGATGATTCATCATGCGATCGGCGGTTGTTACGGAAATGCGAAGGAACACAGAGAATTTGCAACCCAGCTCGACAAAATCAGCGAAGCAAGCACAAACTCTTACCTTGTACACGCAGGCGATAAGCTCACGCGAGAAACCCTCGAGCCGCTTCTTAATGCTGAAACATTTTTGACGGCAGAGGAGGCCTTCAATATCGGCTTGTGTGACGAAATTCTTGATCCGGTTGACTTAACCGAATCAAAAGAAATCGTTGATGATGCACAGCAAAAGAAGAATCCAAAAGCAAAACAGGCAGCGGCAGAACTTGCAAAAATGCTTGGTGCAAAGCCTGAACCGCCTGAACCACAGACACCACCTGAGTCAAAACCGAAAAATCCCGAAGAAAAGGATAGCTTTGGCTTTATTGAAGAGTATTTCAAAAACAAAAATTATTTATAAAGGAGATTAAAAAATGAAGAATCTTGACGCGATTAAGAACGCAAAAGCAAAGTTTGCACAGAACTTGAAAACTGCCATTGATTCAAAAGACGAAACAAAAATGACCGAGGCTCTCAATGCCTACGCTGACAGCATCCAGCAGTCAATCATTGAGGTTGCACAGGAAATTGGTGCAACAGCCGACAACACAATCCTTGCCAAGAGAGGATTCAGACAGCTTACAAGTGCAGAACAGAAGTTCTATAACAATTTTGTCACAGCGGCAAAATCTGCTGATGTTAAGCAGGCCCTCACAGGTCTTGATGTTACAATTCCGCAGACAATTCTCGATACAGTGCTTGAGGACATTACAAACAATCATCCTCTGCTTGATGCAATTGGCATCGAAAACACATACGGCTCTGTTAAGGCAATCTTTGCGACAGACACAAAACAGCTCGCCGCTTGGGGCGCTTTAAGCTCAAAAATCACACAGGAGCTTGCCGGCACAATCCAGGAAAAGGATTTCTCAACATCAAAGGTAAGTGCCTTTATCCCTGTTCCGAAGGATATACTCGACCTTGGCGCTATATACATCGACGCATATGTCCGCAGAATCCTCGCCGATGCACTTGCTTATGCTCTTGAGGATGGCTTTATCAACGGTGACGGCAATGGCAAGCCGATTGGTATGCTTAAAGACCCCGAGGGTGCTGTAAAGGCAGGTGCATATACCGAAAAAACAGCAACAAAGCTCACAAGCCTTGACATTAAGTCGTATATGGATGTTGTTGCCAAGCTTGCGAAGGGCAAGGGCGGCAAGACAAACAACATCACATCGGTTGACCTCATCGTTAATCCTGTGGATTATCTCACAAAGATTATTCCTGCTACAACTGTACTTGCAACCGACGGCTCATTCAAGAACAACCTCTTCCCGTTCCCGACAAATGTTTATTCGTCTGAAATGGTTACAGAAGGTACTGCTGTTATTGGACAGCTTTCAAGATATAAAGCCTGCCTCTCAACAGGTAAGGAAGGTAAGCTTGATTACTCTGACCAGTACCAGTTTCTTGAAGATAACAGAGTTTATCTCATTAAAGCTTATGCAACAGGCTTTTCGCTGCATACGAACGATTTTCTTAAGCTCGATATTTCAGCGCTTAATCCTGCCGAAATTAAGGTAACTCTCAATCAGGCAACAACAGTTTAATTTATTGCGGAGGTGTTGAACAATGGGAATTATGAACGATGTAGTTAATATGCTCGATTTTGATCGCGAACACATTGAAACAGATGAAAGCACAAAGTCGAAAATTGAACTGATTATAGCCAATGGAAAACAGCACCTCCGCGATTATAACCCTCTGCTTACTGATGAGGATTTTGAACGGCCAACAAGGGCAAGAAGTTTGCTGCTTGATTACTGCCGTTATGCTTACTCGAACGCAGTTGAAATGTTCGACCATAATTTTGAAAGCGAAATTTTAAAATTAAGGCAGGAATACGAGGTGCGAATGTATGATACTGAAGAATAACATAGATTTTTTAACCTTTAATGACGGTGTTGCGAAAATCTATGAAACCGACGAAAACGATGATATTATTGCCGATAGCTTGAAAAAGTATCGCTTTGGTAATGAAAAAATCGGTGTAACTCGGTTTTACGGAGCAAAACAGAACGATATTGAACTGTCGAAAGTTATCCATATTCACAAAGATGAAACTTTGAGAACGGATATGGCGGTCATCATTGACGGCACAAGGTTTAAAATCGAACAGATACAGCATGACAAAAGTAAAAATCCCCCTTGCTCAATTTTGAGCCTGTCACAGAGGGGACTGTATGAGGGTGGTGCAGATGTTTTTTAAAAACTACGACGAATTTGTCGAACTCATAAAGTCCTGTGACTTTAAATGCGTAGAGGCAGATTACAACAAATCAACTCCTGCTCCTTATCTGGTCTTTTTTAAGGGCGACGAATCAGGCGTTTACGCAGATAGTGAATTGCTTTGGAGAAATGCAAAAATAATCATAGAGCTTTACACAGCAAAAGACGACCACAAGAGCGAAACAAACTTTGAAAAGTGGCTTGCTGATAACAATTTAGGGTGGACAAAGCCTGACCGAGCGTGGGACACAACGAATAAACTTTGTGTAAGTTATTACAATCTGAGTGTGACTTTCGATGAGTAGTTACAAAAAAGTCGGTATTGACCGAATCGGCGATACTTTATCAAAAGAACTTGCAACCTATTCGGCTGACATCCAAATGGGCGTGCGGTTGTTGGTTGATGAAAAAGCCGAAGAACTTAAAAACGCAATCAAAAAAAATGCACCTGTCGGCAGAAGAAAAAAATATCGCAAATCGTTCAGAATAAAAATCACGAACGAAACATTTAGGTTTTACGAAAAAACAGTTTATGCGGAAAAACCTGAGTATCGGCTTACACATCTTCTTGAAAAAGCTCGTAAAAAGAGAGGTAAAAAAGGCGGAACGATACAGCCGAAGGTGCACATTGCTCCGGCAACAGAAAAAATCCATAATGAATTTGAAGCCGGAATAAAAAAGCTCATTAAATCATCTGAAGCTATGGGCGGCGGTGATTTGAGCGGTATAAAAAGAATTTAAAAACATAAGGAGTGTTTATTAATGAACAAAACTATTAGAAAAGTTGGTTATGCTGTACTCACTGAAAGTAGCACGGGCGAAATCACATACGGAACACCGATTTGGTTTAAATCTGATGAGGCAGGCGGCAGAAGCATCGGTGCTGAACCTATCGGCGATTCAAATACAATCTACGCTGACGGTTTGCCTATTATTGTAGCAAGTGCGAACGGTGGCTACACAATCAGCCTTGAACTTATTTCAGCAGTCGATAACATCGAAAAAGATTGGTTCGGCAACGATGAAGCCACAGAAGGCGGCATTATTGAGAAGGGCGGTATCAAAGTGATGCCGAGATTCGCTCTTCTTGTTGCCAAGGAAACATACAAAGGTGACAAGCTCTACGAGATTGATACATATTTTGACTGCGTAGCTGCAAGAGCGAGCAGAAACGACAAAACATCAGAAGGTAACTTTGATCCACAGTTCCCGACCTTTACGGTCACAGCAAAGCCACGCCCTGACAATGACTTTGTGCGCTACACATCATATGCAGATACTCTGCCCGACAGCGTTGTAGTTCCGACCGTTAAGGCTACAAAATCGGCAGCTCCTGCAGGTCAGGCCTCATCAGACAACACAAAGGCGGTTAAAGGTTAAACTATGAAAGACACAGTTGTTATTAACGATAAAAATGTTGAGGTTGAGGTTACGGCATATACAATGCTCATCTATGAGGACACATTCAAAGGCCACAGCTTTCTGCGTGATGCCGACCGTGTTCTTGTCCCGAATCTCAATGATGTAAAATTTGGCACTGCTGTAAAGCTTTTATGGGCAGCGGCAAAAACGGCAGACGATACGATTCCTAATTTTAAGGCTTGGTCAAAAGGAATCAGCATTAAGGACGCTATTTCTGCGATAGGTAAAATCGTTGATCTCATTGTTGACAGTCTTAAAAGCGACAGCCCAAAAGTGACAGCGACAGCGACCTAAACGGAACTTTCCTGACGGCAAAAGAGGTCTTATCTTATGCCGTCAGGTGCGGTCTGACTGTCGCTGACCTACAAAGATTTACAATAGGTTTTGTGATTGATTATGTCGAAACCTATTTTGCATTGCGAAACAACAAAAATATCCACGAAGATGAAGAAAAATACCAAAAAATGAAATCTGTATTGCCTTTCGTAACGGAAAGATTTGAAAACAAGGAAATCTCAACAGAGCAGTACAGCGAGTTTATGAACAGATATAAAGAATTGGAGGACAGATATGGCATCTACGATTAAAGGTATTACCGTCAAAATTGCCGGTGATACAATGGATTTACAGAAATCCTTAAAAGCTGTACAGTCCTCATCCTCGAGCTTGCAGAGAGAACTGACTGCAATTAATAAGCAGTTAAAATTTGACCCTGAAAACACTGTTTTGCTTGCCCAAAAACAAGAAGTGCTAAAAGAACAAATTGAAAACAGCAAATCTGCCCTTAAAAAGCTACTTGATGTGCAGGATCAGGTCGAAGAACAGGCCAAAAACGGCGAAATCTCAACCGAACAGTACAGAGCTTATCAGCGTGAAGTCGAAAAAGCGAAAAGCAAACTTGAAACTTTCGCTGAACAGCTTGCGGAAACCGAGGAAAAAGCAAACGCAATAAACCTCGAATCTGCCCGAAGTGAGATGTCAAAAACCGAAACAAGCGTTGGTAAAGTCGGCGACAGCTTTAAAAGCCTTGAAAATAAGTCGAATAAAACAGATTTGTCAAAAGTCAAGAAAGAAATGGATGATGTTAAGTCATCCGCCGACAACCTTAAATCTGCTGTCGGTGATGCCTTAAAAGAAGCAGGTGCAGCGGCAACAACGGTCGGCGGAGCGTTGACCGGAACTGTCATAAGTGCAAACAGTGAAGAAAAAGCTTTAAATTCTTTGCAGGCTCAAACCGGCTTGACCGCCGAGGAGATGACAAAGTACAAAGATGTCCTTGAAGATGTTTACAAAGGAAATTTCGGCGAATCCCAGGAAGAAATTGCAAATGTCCTTGCTTTGATTAAGCAGACAACGAACGAGACCAATCCAAGTAAGCTTAAAGATATGACCGAAAATCTCTTTACATTGAGAGATACATATGATTACGATTTTGTCGAAACCTTGAGAGCGGTCAACATGCTTATGGAGCAGTTTGGCATAACAGGCGAAGATGCTTTTAATCTCATTGCGCAGGGCAGTCAAAAAGGCCTTAATAAAAACGGTGATTTGCTTGATACAATCAATGAATACTCCGTACATTACAAGCAACTCGGCTATGATGCAAATGAATTTTTTAATTCGCTTGAAAATGGCTCTAAAGCAGGTACTTTCAGCATCGACAAGCTCGGCGATGCGATGAAAGAATTTGGCATCCGCTCTAAGGACACAGCCTCGAGTACGCAGGAGGGATTTGCTCTTCTCGGCTATGGCGCAAAAGCTTCGGCTGAGGACATTCAAAAAGCCAAAGACGAAGTCGCAAAGCTCGAAAAAAATCTTTACTATGCAAAAGAGGAGCAAAAAAGCTTTAACAATTCAACGAGCGAATTAACAAAGCAAAAGAATACCGATAAAATTGAACAATATTCAGAGGCGCTAAAAACTGCTAAAGAAAATCTTGCAAATCTCGAATCAGCAGGCAAAGGCGCAAAAGGTAGTATTGAAGATTTGCAGGCAAGATTTGCAAAAGGCGGAGACAGCGCAAAATCAGCAACATCAGAAGTCCTAAAGGCTCTTTTTGAGATGGACGATAAGGTCAAGCAGAATCAGGCAGGCGTTGACCTCTTCGGTACGATGTGGGAAGATTTGGGCATTGACGGTGTAAAAGCCTTAATGAAAGTTAATGGCTCTGCCGACAAGACCAAAAATACCATGAAAAAGATTAAAGACATCAAATATGATGATGTTGAAGCTGATTGGGCAAGTCTCGGCAGAACGGTGCAAACCGATGTTATCAACCCTATTGGCAAATCATTATTCCCCGAAGTCAAAAGACTTTGTAATTTTGCGAGTAAACACACCAAAGATATCATCCCAACACTTAAAATTGTCGGCTCTCTCGTCGGTGGCATTTGGGTAGGTAAAAAAACAACCGTTGTTGTAAGCGGTGTACAAAGCCTTATAGGCGCATATAAAAGCCTCAAAATTGCTACAGAGACTGCCAAAATTTCGCAGGAAGGTCTTAACCTTGCGCAAAGATCAAACGCAATCGGTATCATCGTAGGCTTAGCGGCTACGCTTGTAGGCTCTTTGTGGTCAATCTCAAGTGCAAATGACGAAGCCAAAGAATCACAGGACAAGCTCAACGAAGCTCAGGAAAAAGCAAAAGAAGAAATCAAAGAGCTTAAAGATGCCAACGATGAATATGTGCAAAGTAAGAAAGATGCGGCGTCTGAGGTTGAAAGTGAATTTCAATATTATGATGATTTGTGGGGTGAATTGCAAGGCATTGTAGACCAAAACGGCAAAGTCAAAAAAGGCTACGAAGACAGGGCGAAATTTATCACAAATGAGCTGAGCAGAGTTACAGGGGATGAAATCGCTTGGAACGGTAATGTTATAAAGTCTTATAAAGACCTTAAAGGCTCTATAGATAAAGCACTTGAATCAAAAAAAGCGCTTGCAATGTTATCGGCACTTGAAGAGCCCTATCAAACTGCTGTATCAGGCTTAAAAAGCGCAAAAAATGATGTTTCAAATGGTTATGTAGCAAAAAAGAGCGCACAAAAAGATGTAGATTTAGCTAAGGCGAAAGTTACACAAATGAGTGTCACTGGGCTTTCACCAAGTCAAATGGCTTTGAAATATGCAGGCTGGGGTTTTGAAAATGGTAAAATATCTCAGCAGTATTATCAAAAAATACTCAAAGATTTTCAAAATGGCGAAAATATGTATAAACATTTTGAAGATTTATCAAAATCCGTTGGAAGAGCTTACAGCGAGGCGCAAAATGAAGCTAAAAACAATTTAAAGGCTAAACAAATAGAGTTTGACAAAGCAGATGGCAAGTATAAAGAATATCAGAAAAAAGTAGTTGATTATTACACCACAATCCAAAATTATGAGAATCTCACAGCGGCAAACGCTAAAGGCAACACTGAAGAAATTAAAGCCGCAATGTCGGATTTGTCAAATAATTTAATCACTTATACCACCGGTAACAAAACTGCTCTTGAACAGCAGGTCAATGATTTTAAGACAAATGCCGAGAATTTAAGGACGGCATACAAGGACGGTGTCGAAGGCGTAACGAAAGACCAAGTCGAAGAAGCCGAAGAATTACAGGAAAGAGCAGAAATCGAACTTGCTAAGTACAACGATATGTACGGAACGGTCGCTGCAATCGCTACGGGCAAAGCTAACGAAATCAACGCACAGCAGAAGAAAATCAAAGAAGGTTTTATTGATGCCGAAACAGGCTCGAAAGAGAGCCTTGAAAATCAGCTCACGAACTTTACTGCAAACTACGAACTCTTAAAAACTGCAATGGCTGAAAATCAACCGGGCGTAACCCAAAAAATGGTTGATAATGCAAAAGAGCTTGTAGATAAGGCAACCGGGGAGCTTAAAAAACTTGAAGGAAATAGTAAAGATGCGGCTGAAAAAGGCGTTAACGGAGCTGCCAACACGCTTGAAAGTAAAGATTCAAAGAAAAAACTTGAAAAAAGCGGTAAAACTGTAAAAAGAGCAGTAAAAAAAGGCGTTGGGGATACATACAAAGATGGTAAATCGTTGGCCGAAATGTTTGATCAAGGTTATTTTGACGGCATAATTGATATGTTAGTTACATTATTTGGCGGTGAAGATAATCCAGCCGCACAAATGGTTAAGGCTAATATTACAGCGGCTGCAAAAGCACAGGATTCACGCTCACCGAGCCGAAAAACTCGAAAGTTAGGCAGATATTTTGGTGAAGGTTACCGTCTTGGCATTGAGGATGAAATTGCCGAAACGCAAAAAACAGTAAGGTCTTTAACATCAAGGGCCCTGTCAGCGGTTGAAGGCAATCCAATTGGAGCTATTAACAATAAATTTGCAGGCATTCGCACACAAAGCCAAAATGCGACAGTAAACGGTCAAATGCTGAAAGCTGTTACAAATTCGCCTACAATCGAGCTTAAATTCATAGGCGATGTCAACATCAATAATGACATGGATATTGATGATTTTAATCGCCGTGTATCAAATGCGATCATGCAGACACTTGTCGGTGAAGTATCAAAGTGGGGAGGTTAAAAATGAGGCATAGTTTTACATACAACGGCACTGATTTACGGACAATAGGCTTTTTTATAACTACACCTCCCAAATATCAAATAGCGAAACGCAGTTTTGATTTTACCTCTGTCTACGGCAAAAATGGCGGAGTGATTTCTGACAATGGCGTTTTTGATAATGTTGAAATGCAACTTGAAGTCAATAGCTATCCATACATTGTACCAAACGAAAGCAATGCAGAGCTTGTAAGAGCATTCGCAGAATGGCTTACCGTTTGGGACGGTAAATATAAAATCTTTAGGGACACATACAACCCCGGTTATTTTACAAAAGCGATTTGCACAGGGGTCGAACCAATAGAAGAGGTTGCCCCCCTTTGCTTGTCAACGACTATAAATTTTAGTCGAGAACCGTTTTGGTATAGCGACTTAGGGCAGGAGATTATCCGACCAAAATTGACCTCAACACAAAACGCGGAAATCGAAGTCTATAATCCTGAAAATTACACCGCAGAACCACTTATTAAGATTATTAACACAGGCTCAAAAATAAAGCCGTTGACATTGTCGGTTAACGATAGTCCGATTTTGGTGGTAACAAAAGAAACAAGCCAAGACCATATTGAATTAGACTCAACCGAACAGTCCGCTTATTTTAATGCTAAAACTAACCTTGCTAATAGTTATATAAGTTGCACACAATTTCCGCTTCTTTCGCCGGGGCTGAACACAATTAAGCTATCATCAACGGAGGCAGATGCATTTACAACGCTTGAAATCAAGCCAAATTTTAGGAGGCTTTAAAAATGCAACCTATACTATATAGAACGGTTGGTCTGTACACCACAACAAGTCCGTTGTTTCAGACAAACGGCTTTGGATTTTTAACCGATTGTACAGAATTTTTGACGACAATGGAAAGCAATGGCGCTTATAGTTTTGTCGCAAAAGTAAAAAGCAATGATAAACTTTTAAAACATATAAACCTCGGATCTTACATAAAAGCTAAAGCCAACAGTAAAGACGGACCTCAACTTTTTTATGTAACAAAAATCGAGGCAGACAAATGCGGTGATTTAACCATATCAGGTGAGCATGTGTCAAGATTGTTTTTTCAAAATGGCGTAGAGCCAAGCTATTACAATCACAAAATGAACGCAACACCGTCGGAGATAGTCAACAGCCTAATAGAACCCGGAGACAGCTCACCAGTTTGGTTTAGAGCCGCGCCCTATAACTTTTTTTCATTTTCATCAAATATTCCGACAAAAAAAGAATTTTCGCTCGGCTTTAATACAGCTGAAAAATTCGAAACCATTTTCAACGATGACTCAGAGGGGTTAATTGCTTTATTTAAAGGGAAGTTGAGATTTAAAAATTTTTCAATCACGTTCAATCAGCCGAATATTAATCACAGCGGTTATCGAATAGCTTTTGGAGCGAATGTGTCTGATTATAAGCAAACGGCATCGCTCGGAGAGTATTTTACACATGTCTTGCCATATGCCCGTTGTCAAACTCCAACCGGCAACGAGGTTATTGTAACCGCAAATGAGTTGTATCCAACGGAGCTCAGGCGCACGATTAAAAACACATATCTATTTGATTGCACGAGCAAAATAAAAAGATATATCGTAAATCCAATGGATGGCACTAATTATAACGAGGTAAGAGATGCGTTAAGAAGTCAAGTTGCCACTTATAAATATGAAACTTCGCAATCAGCTGAATCTTTGAGCATTACCGTTAATCTTGAATCTGAGCTTACCAAAATGTATAACTTAGGTCTATACGATAAGGTAACAGTAGTTATGCCGGATGGCACAGAAATCGAGAAGGAAGTGGCTAAAACAGTCTATGACAGTATTTCAGAAAAATACAAAGAAATCACAATCGGCAATTTAGACATGTCAATGTCTGATTTGTTAAAAATCCAAAGGAGGTTTAAAAGATAATGGCAATTAGTTTGAAACATAAATCGGTTACGATTGATGTTAATAATCGAAATGCACCGAATGTTGTTGGTATTGTCAATGTCAACGATAAAGCAACACGCTATCTTGATGTAACATTGACGGCAAGCGGTGAAAAATTGACCTTTGCAGATTGCACAGTAACCGCAACTTTTGCAACAGACGGATATTTAATTTCAGATTCAGTTGCTTGCACTCTGAACAGCACGGCAGATTTGATTACCGTGCCGTTAGAAAACTTTAACTCTACATCGGGCTTTTTGGCAATCGAAATTAAGATTGCAAACGGCGAAACGCAGGTGTTAAATACTCCGCTGACTTTAAAAGTCATGGTAACTCCGAGCCTTGCCGAAAACAGCAAGATAAACAGCAAAAGTATCGGCAGTTTTGTTGAAATCAGCCGAGAGATTGCCACGGCAAGAGGAGGTTCTAATTCACTTGGAGCAAGGCTTGATACAGTTGACACAAATCTTGCAAAAAAAGCAAATAAAGCCAATACTCTTGCAGGTTATGGCATTATGGACGGAATTAAAGATGCAGCAGGCACGGTCAGAGCTGTCAACTTAGCAGCCGATGTCATAAATAAATTTGGCGAAAAAGTAGACAGTAGCGAATTATTTGATGTTACTAAGAGTATAAATTTAGCTAATTTGGCAGATTACTCA